AGATACCGAGGTAACAGACGAAAAGATATTTGAAGACCATGATGATATAAGTGGTCTTGAAATAACAGGCCGAGGAGGTACAGCAGTCACTCCAGCCTTTGACCACGTTAATAAAAAGCATAAAGACGCTCAGCTTATGATATACTTTACTGACCTAGAAGTATGTGATATACCTGAGAAAGAACCACCCTATCCTGTGATATGGTTGTGCCCAAGCGATGTTGACACCGTACCATGGGGTAAACTTATTCATGTGAAAGGAGAATAATATGGACTTTATTACACTAACTGAAGATCAAATTAAACGTGAACAAGAAGATCTTAATTCTCAAATAGAATCTTTTGTAAAAGCTTTTAATTGTTTACCAACATCTCAATGTGTTACAGAAATATTAAATGAGTTTACCAGTGGTATTAATAAATTTGTAATAAAAAGATTAAATGGTTTAAAAACAATAAACGAAAAAGAAAAAGCTATTACTAAGAGTGATGATAGTCATTACAATTATTCTAGTGCTAGAGAATATACTGAATCTTTTATTGTAGATAGTAAATATAGAGCAAAATTTACTAAACTAACTGGTCCAATGGTAACATCTTATAGTACAAATATGTATAAGTTCTTTACTATTATGCTAATGAGAAAGTCACTATTAAAGTTTTACTTTGAAAATATCTCCAAAGCAGATCCTTCTTTGTTTAATGCTAAGTATACGTTAGATAAAGCAGCAGATACTCTTAGATATCTTGATGACAAAAGTTGGGATGTAAATATAATTAATCCTAACGATATACCTCACGTAAGCATAGATGAAAAGAGTGTACAATCTTATTACTGGATGTATAAAGCTCATCTTAAACCAACATGGGGCTCTGACGTCTATGATAAAGGCATAGCATTACAAGACATAGCAGGTAAACGTGTTATGGTTTTAGATGCTGAACAAATACCTTATACAGGTCCGCTAGGCGGTAACAGTAAGCTTTATCTTATTAAAGTTGGTTATAGTCTTATTCCTATAGATGGTTCATGTAACTTCTGGAGTAAAAATTATACTCAAAAAGAAAAAGAAGATATCGCAAGAACAACTGCGCATACTAAAGACTTATACCTCATGACTACAGAGTTAACTGACGGTACTACTATGTCAGCTACAGGTAAAGATGATGAATGGGCAGAAAGAACCTTGAAGAGCAGACTTAAGCGAGCTATGCTTAAGACCATGAAAATATTATAGATCCCTTATAGGAGGAGGAGAATTTAATGACAGAATTTCACGGAGACTACGAGGCTTTATCTGAAGAAGATAAAGACCTTATTATTAACCCTAAACATTACGAAATAATTCCACCAGGTAATTATCCTGACGGAGTAGAATACATAAGGATAGCCGAGTATGCTATCGGTCACCTCAAAGGTATCGAGGCACATCTGGTAGGCCAGATCCTTAAGTATAGTCTGCGAATAGGTAAAAAAGATTCCATGTTACAAGATGCAGACAAAATAAAATGGTATGCCAACCATTTATCACAAATACTAAACGAAAAATCAGACAATAAAGGAGAATAATATGTCTAAAGTAGTTGTAATAAGAGACCTAGAATTTAATTGGCCATCATTAGCCACACCTAAAGCACCTTTCGGTACTGAACAGTGGGAAGTACAAGTAGCTACTACTGATAAAAAGAAAGTAGATGAGCTAAAAGCTGTAGGTATTAACGTAAGAGAAGCTGATGGTAAGTATGTAGCTAATGTTAAGCGTAAGACTAAGACTACTAAAGGTGAACCATTAGAAAGACCTAAAGTAGTTGATAAAGAAAAGTCTGAGTTAGCAGTAGAAACTATTAAGAAAATAGGTAATGGTTCTCGAGGTGCTATCAAAGTATTTTCTTATGATTGGTCTGCCGGAGGTCGTACAGGAACCTCTGCTATGTTAACTGAAGTACAAGTCACTGATCTCATAGAATATAATGACGAGTCTCAGGAAGAATTTTAATGGCAGATATAATTAAAATTAAAGATTATAAACCAACTAACAAGCAAGATACTAAAGAATCTGATCTTGCTATGTTTTCTGTATTGTGGTTCTCTAAACATTTTAGGGAACTGCTTTCAGATTTAGATGAGGAAGTACGCTATGCTTTAGTTATTTCTGTTTATCGCTTTATGGTTGATGCAGAAATAGGGGGTGATGTAGATATTACTGATGAAGGTTTTGAAATAGATAACGAAGCTAGTAAAGATCTTCAAGCCAGAATTAAAGCAGCAGTTGACTGGAAAACTACTCATTTAAATTAGTTGTACGAACGAGCTACCCTTTTTCTCTCAGGGGTAGCTCACTATAGAAAGGAAATATTATGGACATTATACCCAAACCTATTGGTGCAATAGATAAGGCGACTATAACTGAACATATATGTGTAGCTAAAATACAAAAGCTAGGTTACAATGCTTCTATCGTTCATATGAAAGCTGCTGATATTATTATGGATGTTAATGGTACATTGTTAAGAGTTCAAGTAAAGTCTAGTCAATTAAAGACAACAAGAGATGGTAATAGATGGAAGACAGGTTATCACTTTAGTACATCACATGGTTCTAAAATTAAAACACCTATGACGAGTAAAGACTGTGATATATTAGCTTTTGTAGCATTTGAAATAGAAAGAATATTTTTCTTACATATTAATATGCATAGTCAAACTGCTTTAACTAAACGTTTATCTAAGAATTTTTTCAATGATTCAAGGACTAATACTGATATTGAAGAAAATAGTTTAACAACAGCGCTTAAAGTACATAAGGAGATATTAAATGTGTAAAGGAGGAGTATATCTGGCAGGTAAGATGGAACAAGTACCTGTAGAAGACATGAGAGAATGGAGATGGACTGCTACGCAACACTTCAGAAACTGTAAGGTCCCTGTCTATGATCCAACAAGAAGAATACCGCTGCATACTCAGATAAAAGGTAATCTGGAAGACGAAAGAAAAACTCTGGATACTTGTAGACGTGTATTTAAATTAGATTTACAAGACATAGCCCTCAGTACTGTGATACTAGCTGATATAAGACGTACCACAGTTGACAACTCGCCTGTAAATATAGGTACAGGTACTGCTATGGAAGTAATGTTTGCTCATACTAAAAATAAAATTATAATATGCTGGGCAAATCCGGGTGATCCTATACATCCCTTCATGGAAGCAGTAGCCACAGAAAAACATTATACTCTGAATGATTCTGTTGATGCTTGCTTAGAATACTTTGATATAGGGGGCCGAAGAGACTTTGAAAACTTAAACTAAAGGAGCAGTAAATGTTTACCGTAGAAATGAGTGATAAAACCTCTGATGTAACTGTAGTGTGTGATGAAAACCTTTATCCAGACCTTAAGTTGGTCATAGGAGACTATGAAGTTTTTATTAGCCAACATTGCGATGATACAGATACTTCTAATATAATAAGAATAAGTAACAGACAGTTCGCAGAAATGTTATTATCTATGGAGCACAAGGAGGGCGTCTATAATACGACGTTAAAAAAATGAATATACCTGATTATATACCTCGCCTAGATAATATAATACCTCGAACAAAGAAATGGGAAGGACAAGGTCACTGGCGTTCAAAAAAAGCTATGGACCCTGAAAAATACTTTGGTTTCTTATACTTCATTCATAATCTACAAAGCGGCATGTATTACCTTGGATGTAAGCAATATAAATCTTGGGGTAGAAAAACCCGCAACAAAAACTACGGTAAAGAAATGAACTGGAGAGCCTATACCGGTTCATGTAAAGAACTTAATAGTGAAATAAGACAACAACATCACGATTACTTTTGGTTTGTAGTAATTAGAGAATGTAAAACAAGAGGAGGATTATTCTACCAAGAAGCAAACTTACAACACAAACTTGACGTGCTTACTAAAAGAAAAGGAGATAAGCGATTATTTTATAACGGAAATATTAGAGCAGTTAAGTTTATTCCAAAAGAATATTAACCAGAAAGGAGGCCCGCAATGAAGCTAGTCATTGACATCGAGGCTAACGATTTATACCACAAAGTAACTGATATATTTATTATATCAACTCTTAATATAGACACGGGAGAAACTATTTCTTTCAGTGATCATGACCCAAGTCTAAAAAATATAGACGATGCCTTTGAGTATTTAACTACAGCGGAGTTACTCATCGGACATAACATAGTAAGATATGACTTACCTGTCATTGAAAAAGTCCTGGGATGGACCTTCCCTTTAAATAAAGCTTATGATACTATGATCATGAGTAAACTTAATTGGTTTCCCCGTAAGACTACGTACGGCAGACATTCTCTTAAAGCATGGGGTAATTTTCTTGGTACTCATAAAGGTGAGTTCAATGAGTTTGGTAGATACTCTACTGAAATGAAAGAATACTGTGAACAAGATCTTCAAGTAACTTACCAGGTATATCAAGTACTAGAGAAAGAAAGAAAGTCTATTACAAGAGCAAGTGCTCACAGAAAAATAACTTATAATGATGCTATTAAACTTGAACATGAAATATCTTATTGGTCAGCTGCTCAGGTAGCAAATGGTTGGAAGGTTAATAAACAAGGTTTATGGGGCCTCATAGAAAAGATTGGAGAAGAAATCTATGAAATAGAAGAACGAGTTGAGCCTAAGCTGGGTGACATGGAAGTAATGATTGATAAAGAACCTAAGACACCACGTTATACTAAGAACGGTAATTACACTCAAGCTACTGCTCGTATGCTTTCAGAATGGAAAGGAGATTATGTAGATGTTAGTGATGCTCATAAAGAAAAGCCTCCCATTAAACCCGGTGAAGAGTTTCAACGTAAACAAACAGTCAAGGCTCGCCTGGGTAATCAAGAACATCTTAAAGAGTTTCTATATAAAATAGGATGGACACCTGATGACTGGAACTGGAAGAAAGTTGGAGGTGAATTTGTTAAGGTATCACCTAAGTTAACTACTAAATCTTTAACAGCTCTTGGAGACATCGGTGCAGATATCGATATGTACTTTACTCTTAGAGCCCGTAAGTCTATTCTTGAAGGTTGGTTAGATGCTATTGATGAGCGTGATGATAGATTATATGGTGATGTTGTTGATCTAGGCGCTGCAAGCGGCAGACAAACACACAAGATTATCGCCAACATTCCCAGCCCCAAAGCAAAATATGGTAAAGAAATCAGAGAGTTAATGGAATCTGAACCAGAAAAGACTCTGATCAGTGCCGATGGTGCTTCATATCAAGCTCGTATCATGGCTCACTTTGTAGGTGATGAAGAGTTTACTCAAGAGATTCTTGCAGGTGATATACATCAAAAGAATGCTGATGCAATAGGCTGTTCAAGAGATAAAGCTAAACCCTTCTTCTTTGCATGGGCCTT